AACAGATAACCATTCTGACTCCCAGTGGTCGCCGACAGGCAACCATGGTGCAGATAGAGGGTTTATTATAGGTCTCACGAATGAGACTATTTTAACAAACTCTGTGTTGGATTCGGTCCTCAATTGAGCGCCCGGTGCTATCAGGCAAAAGATTCCCCTGAACCCTGTTCCACAGATGACATATTGTCTGTTCTTTCTTCGTCTCATGCTATTTATGACAATTTCCTGAGAAAGCCTCTGATAAAACTTGGCTAGCCCAGCATGAGGACTCTGAGTGTGTAGTTCATAAAGTTGATTCATAGTTGTCTCCATAACTGAACCAAGAGTCTCAGGATCCGGGAAGGTGGGATCTCGCAGGCTGACCCCAGTTGAAGTGTCCTCTATGGTTTGAATCAACTGCTCAAGCTGTATCTCATGATCCTGTGAGATAGATATGTGAGTCGGCGGCTTTCTCTCTTGCTTCAGTCCAAGCTTGCGTATGAGGGATTTCCTGCCTGGGCCTTCCATCTGCTCTTTCTGAAGCTGGTCATCCGATAGTGAAAGCTTGACTGTCCTGTTTTCATCAGGATCAGATTGTTGTAAGAAGGCCTTTATCATGTCTAGGTAACCACCATGATGGCTGGTTGCTCTAAGCTCGTGCACTATCTGCTCAAAACTCACATTGATTTCAATGAACTCTGCCGGAGACCCAAGTTGCAAAATCCTTGGCAATTTATCAGTTGTCTTAGGTTTCGTGGAAAACTCCTCCCAGGAGCTCTTAAGATCAGTGGCAGAGCTGGGTTCAGGGTGTGGAGCTGGCCTGGGTTGTATCTTCCCATGGATGATACCGTCGGCTAACAGCTCCAGGTAGTCTTCATCTGACAGCTGCTCTATGCCTTTGCCTTCAATCCTCTCTATAAGATCCTCAAGGGTCACATCCCCGCCAGACATTCTGGAAAAGACAGATGGCAGGTCTGTCTTAGAAAGCTCAAATCTGAACTTGTCTAAGGCCAGGAACTCGGAAGTGTCACTTCGATAACTAGCAAAATTGCTGTTTGAGTGTATGTACCTAAGATTGTCTATGAATGAACTGAGCATTTTAAAATGGAGCGGAGGCAGCTTAGGCAAAGCATCTGGCCATTCTGGGTCAGTAAGATCCACTCCAATAACATTGAAGTTGATCTGAACATCAATTTTGCTAGCTATGAAAGCTAAAAGAGATTGGTACTTCGCATGCTTCTTTTGCTTCTCATGTTCAAAGTTGTAAGAGAGCAAGACCTCCCCAACTTCCAGATTGCCAATCTCAAAGGTGTAGAGGTCAGGTCTCTGGTTGTTCAACTCAAAGATGTTGCTTGACAGGCCAAGCTTTCCGATGGTCAACTCCTCATCTGAATAGATGCCACACTCCAAAAGAGCCAAAACCAATATGTCATGCATGTACCGACGGTAGGTTGCATAATCATGGCCTGTTTTTGGAATGTAGTTCTCAGTTAGGCCTCTAGAAAAGGCATCCAAGTCATCTGGAGCAGCAAGCCTGGTGCTTAGGGTCCGGCTTATCCCTTGCCTCCCAGTTTCCAAATTAGTCATGGCTCTGGGTGTTGAGTCTTCTGTAAAGTGCTAATTCAATTAACGGGGTG